TCTTCTCCGGGGGTGCTGGGAAAGGAGTTCCCTTGGGTAGAATGTTGCCTGGTTGATTTGGATCTTCTAATGGTTGAGAATAATCCATACCTGCTGATGCTTGTTCCTCATTCTCATTCTCAATTTCTTCAAGTTCTTCCTTAGTCAAACGAAGAATATGCTTTTGAATATAACTCTTGCTCACATACTTGCCCATGAAAGGATCTACTTGAGCTAACAATTCAATACGAGTACGTAGTAATTCTTGGTCTTTGCTTTCTGTATAATATGCATCTTGAGCAAATTGATATTGAATTTGTTCTTCAATATCTTCCCAATCAGCCTCAGTGATTACACCCTTCAATACAAGTTGTGTTTTTAACAAGTCATTGAACATACGTGAGAATTGACGACGAAGCTTGTTAATAAACTTTGTGAATTTCAATTCATCACGATTTATTTCAGCAGCACGACCAAAATTTAAACCTGTTTGCTGTTGTAAACGTGATACGGGAACATATAAACTTTCATACAGCTTACGTTGAAAATATTCAATGTCAGCAATCTCACCTAGATTTTGTCCACCAGGTAATGTTTCAATTTGTGTACCCTTGCCACCTTCACGACGAGGCAACCAAAAATCTTCCAGTAAACTCATGGTCTTTTTATCATCACGAATCTCACCTGTGTTGGCATCATACACCAACTTGTTGCGATAACGATTCATGATGTCCTTGATGTATTGCTCTGCCTTAATCTTAGGTAGATTGCCTACATCAATATAGAAGATACGGCGTTCAGGTGCTCTGGCTAAACGATAAATCACCAAAGCATTTTCCATCATACGCAATTGATTTGCTGTCTTGATGGCCTTATGTAAATAGCTGAGTACCATATTGTTATCAACATCTACCAATCCTGATGGTACATAACAAACAGCATCTTTTGTAATCTTTAATCCTTGTGTCATGCCTGGGCTAACTTGCATGGTAGGTGTAGATAACACACCCTTGTCATTATACACGAAGAATTCTTCCACCTTCTGTACAAATTCAACACCTGTAACTTTATCTTTTTCTTTGATAACGTTACGAACCTTCTTCATTTTACGTGGATCAACATACCGAATATCTGTTAATCCTTGCTTTGGTTTTGCGGTGTCAATTACTTTATGAAAATATATTCTACCGTCTATGTACCAACGACGAAAATAATCTTGTGCTCGATTACGAAAATCCAACATCTTGTTGATGTTATCAAATTCATCCTTAATTGCCTTTTTAATTGAAGATGAAGTTTTTACATCATCAACATTTAAAATTAAAGGATCTTCATTTTCAAGATTGGCAATGGCCTCATTTACTATATCATCAACAGCAGCATCAACATCAGCCATCATGGCTGTGGCACGATATCGTTGAATTAATTCTGATTCATTCTTTGCAGCATTATCGAGGTCAAGATAGGTACCGTAGTATCCCCCTGCTCGAATTGTATCAAGCGCACCTTCGTCGGAAGGTGGCACAAACGAACGTTCTGTTTGTGCCGGTTCCTTCCGTTTGATGCTGTACCCAAAAATATCCATAATATGTTTACCTAGTCAAAGTATTAAACAGGTGTTACATCAAAATGCGAATATTGGAATGTCACTGTGAATTCTGAAATCACATCATTTTGACCGTATGCTAGTGCAATTTCTGATACGTTGATTGGGAATGCGTTACGAATTTCGTAGTTACGAATTGAAACGTCATTTCTATCTAATTGTTGAACACGCAAATCACATTGATATAGTGATGGGACCAATTGACCGCCGTTGTTTACACGGTTGTTCATGAGGTCAGTCCAACGTTCGAAGTATTGGCGCATCTTCATTGTGGTATCATTGATGATGGTAATTGTCCATGGATCAAAGATGCGTTCGCCGGCCATCTTTACTTCACGACCGCGATATTGTACGATTGTTGGGTTTACGTTTGATGCAGGGAGTGCGGCAGCTGTAACTAACAATGAGTCATCAGAAGCTGCGGCTCCTACTGCGGCAGGCCAAGTAAGTGTTACCAAAAATTGATTTGGACGTGCACCACCTGCGCCTAATTTGTTTCTAAATTGGGTAATATCCATTTGTTTCTTCTCCTAGAAGTTATTTAGTTTAGGCGCCTACGACTTCTTCAAAGCTCACACCAGTACGTGTGGCGATGAAGTTCAATTGCATGAAGTTGATTGAACGAGCTGGCTTGATGAAGATGTCAGCTACGAATTCGTTACGGTCAATGACTTCGCCTGTGTTATTTGTTTCGTCGCACACCACACGGAAGTCATAGATACCACGACGACCACGAACATCACGTAAGAATGGTTCTACCAAGTTACGGAATTGTGCACGAGTAAATGCATCGTTAAATTCAAACAATTGATACTTACCTGCTGTGGCAATAGCCTTTTCTAGTACGATGAACAAACGACGAACATTGATACGGTCAAAGGCTGATGGCTTAGCGAGAAGTGTCTTGTCGCCGAACAACACAGTGCCTTCACCTGGGAAAGCAACAACTGGGTTCACGCCATTCTTATATAGCTCATCACGGTCAGTCTTGTCAGGTGAATATGCCAACTTCACAACATTCTTAATTTGACCACGATTTAAACCGCCTGGTGAGAACCAAGGATCAGCAATGGTGTCAGTACGTGCACATAGACCTGCGATATCAGCATTCAATGGCACCCAACGATACTTGTCGTTGTACTTGTCATATTGATACTTCCAACCTGAATCCATCACACCATATGATGTGTTCACATTCAATGTTGTCTGACGGTCATCAATGATGTCATCTGCTTCGTCACCTGCGTTATTAACAACTGATGCAAGTTGAGGTGAAACGAAACCGATGCAATCCATACGTGCCTTTGCAATTTCAATAATGTATGCACCGACAGTTAGTGAGTTTGGACCTGCGATTAGAAGATTGACATCAACAATTTCTGCGTTGGCAAATAAATCCCAACCTAATTGAATGTCACCATCAGAAGGAGCATCATCTGAAACACCGCCTGATAGTGAATAATCATCTGCGCCTGTTGCAGTGAAAGATGTTCCTGCGGCATCACTGCCCCAATTTGAAGAAGCTGGATGATCCATCCAGTATACATAACGTGATCCACGTAGTGCTTGTACATAGTAGGCAGTTGAACCGTCTGACTTCTTGGCATCAGCAGCCTTTGATAAGAAGGCAAACTTTTCAAGCACGGTGTCTGCGGTGCCTGTCCATAGACCATCTTCATCTACTACAACAACGTGAATTTCATCGCCTGAGCCCCCAACTGAATCTGCATAATCTGATGTGCCAGGAGCAGCATCGAATTCATTTTTGTAATCCCATGCTGCGAAACCTGAGGCATCACAGACAGAAACTTTCAATGAGTTACCCAATACGCCTGGGAACTTGGCAGCAAATTGACCCACTGAAGCAGAACCTGTTGAATAGGTTGCTTCCCATTGGTCTTCGTTCTTAATAAGAAGTGCGGTACCTGATGTCACAGCATTCTTTGCTGCATCTCCTACGACACGAACGGTCTTTAAATTGTTAGCATATGATAGGAAATTGGCAGCTGAAAAGAAGCTAGAAGCCACTGTATCATTTGGCTTACCAAATGTTTTTACTAATTCAGCTTCGTTGCTGAGAGTTGTGATTTGTTCAACTGGACCCCATTGGAAGGCTCCTACGTAGCCACCAATTGATGTGGCAACAGCAGGAACGATACCTGTTAGGTCTTTTTCGACTACAAGTACGCCTGGTGATAATTGAAATGCCATTTTATTCTCCTGTTAGTGATTGAAATCTTAATAGTATCTTCAAGGTGTGATAACACTATGGTTTCAAATATTTATACTTTTACACACCTTCAAAATAGTTATTGTTTGTAAATGTCGTTCCATGGCAAAGATTTATCAGTAGACCATACGGTATTTTGTTCCACAAATATTGTTTCTGCGGAACCATCGTCTATGAAACCAAACGGGGTGAGTTCATCCTCGATTTGTATCATTTGTTGTTTATAGATGCGTTCACGAACGTTGACATCTGTTAGTTCTCGAAAATATTGATTGGTTGTAAGCCAACCAAATAGAACTAATGACATAACCAAATCGTCGTGATATCCCTCATC